CAAAAAACACTGAGCCAAGGTGACCAGAATTCAATTCAAGTAAATTTTACTAGCTCGATGGGATCAACGGATTACTCGGTAGTCTGCCAGGTGGCAAACTACACGGACACTAATCCAATTCAAATTCAAATATTATCGGTCGTGAAGGATTCAGCATCATTCACTGTAAGTCTATCCGCTCCAACGGACACGGCTAATTATCTAATCGAATATGTGGTGGTAGCTCATGTTTAATAAATATTCAATTTTCCTTTTAATGACGTTAATTGCTTTTACCTGCATGGTGGTAAACGCTGACACATATCTCAGACCTCCGGCACTTATCGAAGGTTATACAACAACTGCCAAGGCTTCAGGTACTACAACCCTCACTAGGGCTAGTCAGACTCAGCAGTCATTTACTGGCACTGGGGTGCAGACTGTAGTCCTTCCTGATGCAACTACTTTGGATGTGGGTCAGAAGTTTTATATCTACAATGTAGGTGCAAGCGGCTTGGTGACTGTACAAGACGGAGCCCTTGGAGCATTGGGAACTATTCCAGGAACTTACTCAAGGATTTACTCTCTAAGGGCCAAGGCAAGTGCAGCAGGTACTTGGGATGTAATCACAATGTCCGTTGATGGATTCACAAGTGGGTCTGTATTGTTTGCAGGGACCGAGGGGCAGATTACTCAAGACAATACAAATTTCTTTTGGGATGACACGAATAATAGGTTTGGAATTGGTGGCGGCGCTGCTGACAACACAATTTCACTCGGAGGATCAAGTTATGGGATGTTATTTCATGCAAGCGCAGAAGGTGGAACTGATTTAGCAGAATTCGGATTACACAGACACTCTGCTACTGCTGGATTTGGTCCTTTTTTGGTTGGTGTTAGGTCAAGAGGGACAGAAGCAAGTGAGACAGTGGTCTCTAGTGGAGATACTTTGTTTAGGCTGATAGGTACTGGGCATGACGGTACTGATTACGAGCAAGCTGCTGCTATAACAATGGCTGTTGACGGGACTCCTGGTGCAGGAGACATGCCTGGCAGGATTACTTTTTCGACAAGCGCGGATGGAGCAGCTACTCCTACGGAGAGAATGCGAATTGATTCTGCAGGTAATGTCGGGATCGGTATTAACAATCCAGTAGATTCTTTACACATAGAAAAAACAGCATCAAATTCACTTCAAATCCCAATTAGACTTAGAAACTTAGATAATACAAACGGTGGAACTGCAACTTCGATTGGTTTTAGAACTGGGACAACTAACTCCGGTTACAAGGGTATTTTGGCATATGAGAGAACTGCTTCGTTTGGCGTTGGTAAAATGCATATACTTATGAACTCAACGGCTGACACAAGTGACGCAACTCTTGCACAAGCTAAGTTTACTGTTGATTCTGCTGGGCAGGTTGGAATAGGAACTACTTCACCGTCATCAATACTGCATACAATAATTAGTGACTCTGCTACTTCTACAGTTTCAAATGCGCTAACGATTGGGCATGACTCTAGCGGTACTCCAGCGGCTAATTTTGGAACATCTTTCATTATGCAGGCTGATTCTGATACGCAAGAAGATCGTCAATTATTTAAACTTAACAGCTATTGGACGACTGCAACGGACGCAACTAGGTCTAGTAGAACTGAACTTTATGGAACTCTAGCAGGTGCAGAGACTAAGTTTATGGAATTTGGTCGAGGTGGAGGCAGGATTGTTGAAGTAACTGGGACTAGCTCAAGCACTTCTATAACTGGAGGAACATCGCACTTTAATGTTGTGAATGTTGACGCTACCGGAAGCAATACCTCAAAGATGACTTTTTTCTCCGAGAATACAGGCAATGCGGCTTGGATTGCTTCGCAGGATAATAACTTGCATCTAGGTACTGGTAACTCAGCGCTTACAGTTTTAAGTTTACAAGAAACTACAGGAAATGTCGGAATTGGAGACACAACTCCAGATGCAAGGCTTGATATTGTTGGGGCAACTGATGATCAACAATTGTTGGTCGTAGGTAATGGAACTCAAACTGTAAATATAGTTGAGGTTTTAGATTCGGCACTTGCTTCGCTGTTTGCAATTGATCCAGACGGCGACGTGGGAATTGGTGACACTACTCCAGATGGTCGCCTTGATGTGCAAGGAAATGCCGACGAGATTCAGTTAAGAGTAGCTGGAAATGCTACTCAGACAAGCAACACCTTGCTAGTTGAGAATTCAGGTGGAACAGATTTATTTTCGGTGGACAATAGTGGAAATGGTTATTTTAGTGGCTACCTAAATATAGGCAGCGCTGGTGCTGTTTACCCTCTATATCTTATAGACACAAACGGAACTGCCACAGGTATTACTGCGAGAATATCAACAGCTAAAACTGATGCGGCTGCATCTTCAATGTCAATTACAAACATAGGGACTAAAACTACAACGGCGGCGGCAAATGTTTATGGACCAGAAATATATGTAGCACCAAGAGTTGCCTCTGGGATAACTAACTCAGGTAATGCTGCGGGTCTTATAGTTGTTACAGAGAGAGAAAGGACTGTAGCTGGGGATGTTCCTTCTGCTGATAGTGGAACATTAACTGCCATATACGGAATGTCCATGTTATATGGCCATAATAATGACGACTCAGCAGGGTCTAACCCACTAACGACAAATGCCTATGGTTTGCATATAGTACCATCGTACCAGGACGGCACTGTTACGAATATGTATGACATTTATTTAGCTTCTCCCAATACTGGGGGAACTGCTACGAATCAATATGGAATTTATCAGCAAAACACAAAAGAGAATTACTTTTCTGGAGTTATTACTGCTAATGCAGGGGTAAAAGTATCTAATACAGACCCAGGAGACAGCACTTTATCTCACTTTGAGTCTGGTTCTTTTACATCAACTGTTACTGGTTATTCTTCAGGCGACACAACCAAGACGCTATACTATCAGAGAACTGGTAATCAGGTAACACTTACTGTTCCCGCTATCACAGGAACAAGCAATGCAACTACTTTCAGGCTTTCACTCCCTGCTCACTTGCAATCTACTTTAACCGCTACGGCAGATCAAAGATTTGTAATTCCATCATGCACAGACAATGGGTCTACTGTTTACTCATGCCTTGCTTTCATTCCTGCAACTTACATTGACCTTAGGGATACTTTAGGCGGAAGCACTTGGACGGCATCAGGAACTAAATCAGTAGATTCATTTGTAATAACTTATTTGATTCAATAGGAGATTTATGAAGTTTAATTATAGTTACGAAAATGAGAGTGGAGTAGTAGTTAGTTATCACAAAATTGTTAGATTTGAGGTTTACCCTGAAACTGGAAAATGTACGGCTAGGGTATTGAGTTATGTTAGCCAGGCAGCGCATGATGCTAATAAGCCTAATTTCTCTGAGGTTGTTTTAGCGTTTACACTAGATCCAGCCGACAATGATTTAGATAAAGTTGTTAAAAAAGTGGCTCCAATTATTGAAGCGGCTTTTATTGCTTCTAAGGCAGGTGCCTAATGTTTATTACTAAGAACATCACTTTACCAAATGGCTTCGTAGTTTCTTACTGGCAAATCACTGAGATAATGGCAGATGTAGCAGGTGGAACTGCTTCAGCAAGAGTCGCAGGATATAAAGATCAGGCTGCATTTGAGACAGGACTTGAAAAGGTTGGCGCATGGCTTGTTGAGTTTACTCTAGATCCTGCGCATGAATCTGTTATGCCGGTCCTTGCAATGGTAAGTGCATTAGTTGAGGCAGGAATTGAAGCAAAGGTACAAGGGTAATGAAACTGCATGAAGGGTCTTACATTACTCTTGGTGTTGTTATTACTCTCATTACTGGCGTGGTTTGGTCTGTTTGGGTGGTGGCTAGCCTTGATTCTAAGGTTCAGGACCATTCGTCTAAACTTGATAAATTAGAGGCCATTGGAGATCGAACGACAAGAATAGAAACTAAGGTCGATTTGATCTTAGAAAGAATGAATGAGAAATAAGCCTTATTCTTTAGTTGATGACCTTGGTGGTTGGTCAATTATCTACGCCAAGGCAGAGGAAAACGGGAACTATTTCTTTCCCGAAAGATTAAACGAGAAATTCCTATTTGAAGCAAAAAAAACTATGGGCTCGATGCTTTATGCGAACCAGTACCTAAACGAAGTTTTCCCAGAGGAAGATAGAAAGTTTAGGAAAGAATGGTTTCTTTATTACGACCAAGGTCCAGAGCTTAAAAATACATTTGTTTTCATAGATCCTGCGATCAGTAAGAAGAAAACCTCAGACTACACTGGAATAGTAGTTATTGAAGCCGATCATTTGGGTGAATGGTATGTGAGACTTGCAAGAAGGGCCAAACTAGATCCGACAGAAATCATTGATTTGATTTTCGATCTAAACGAGCAATTCAGGCCAAAAATGATAGGGGTTGAGACTGTAGCTTATCAGGAGGCAATTCTTTACTTTTTAGGTGAGGAAATGAGGAAAAGGAAGGTCACAATTCCAGTTACAGGGGTGAAAAGGGGTCGGGATTCTAAAGAAATGAGAATTTTAGCCTTGCAACCTAGATTTGAGTGGGGTCGAATTAAGTTAGCGAGGGGCCTTGAAGACTTAGAGACGGAACTTCTACAGTTTCCGAGGGGTTCGCATGATGACATTGCCGACGCATTGGCTTCATTAGAAGAATTGGTCTATTACCCAACTGTTCCAAAGAAGGATGAAACAAATGTCCACCACAACAAGCCAGAATATGAAAGCAAAATCATTAGAGACCTCATCAACAGAGCCAACTCTCAAGACTGACGTAAGGGCTGAGTTAATGGCTAGAGTTTTCGAGGCTAAATCTCAGGGTAAAAAGTGGATTGAGGTCGATCGTAACACTATGTTTGTTCTAGCTGGACCAGACCATAAGGCCGACGAACTATCCTTTTTAGGCATTGAGCTTTTTATCAATGGTAAGGCTGAGGAAATCCTTAAAAATAGGAATAAATCAATTGTAGATAATCTTTTCCCAAAGGGTTAAACTATGACAGAATTATGCTTAGGGATTTTGGTCTTTTTGCTAGTGTTTCAGCAAGTTTATTGGAGTTATGTGAACCATAAACTTATCAATAAAGTAATGTCTGGTAATTACGGGCATTACATAGCTGCAAATGAGCAAAGAAAGCCAAAGAAGGCAGGGGAAGTTAAGATAAACGTCGAGGACCCACTTGAAAACGAGGATCTTCGACTTTTGAATGAGATGATTAAACCATTTTAACTCAAAGGAATGAGGGTTAATGGAATTTCTGAAAAATGCTTTTAAGAATATGACCAGGAACACTGGTGAAAATGCCAAAATGGGCGAGGGACTCGCTGAAATAAATCATTCAAGCGATCAGCCAAACGATGAACAGGCTCTTTGTTCTTTTGTTAAGGGTAAACTTGAGGAAGTAAGGCAATCAGGGTCTAGGACTGCTCAAGAGGGCAATTGGATGACCAATTATTCCTATATGCTCGGCTTTGCTGGGGTTGTTTACGATACTACGCTCAAGCAATATCGAGTAACACTTCAGGGCGGTGGACTTAAACGTAACAGGGTAAACGTAAACAAAATTTTACCTACTGTGCAGCGAAGGCAAGCAAGACTTTGCAAAAATAGACCTAAGTACGAAGTAAGACCTGACGCAAGTACGGAACAAGCAAGAGAACAAGCTCGCCTTGAGCAAAATCTAATCGAATTCTACTATGATAAAGAGCATTTAGACGAAAAGCGTCTACGAATGACTGTAGGGCTTCAACAATGCGGTCATTACTTTATGGGAGTCAATTGGGACACTGAAAAAGGCCGATTGATGGGGAAGGATGAGCAAGAGGAAAACGGAGAAGTCAAAAAGGCATTTGAATATGAGGGTGACGTTTCTATTGATATTATTTCCCCTTTTGAAATGTTCGTTGATCCTTTGGCTACTGAGATCGAGAACGCTCAGTGGTTAGTTCGGGCCAAGGTAAGAAAACTAGACTATTTCCAAGTTAATTTTGAGCGTGGACACTTAGTTAAAGAAGAAGGTGCTTGGCTTTTATCTGCTCAGAACGAAATGAGAATTCAATCATTAGTAGGCCAAGGTCCAAGCCAGACAGGAACTCAGCAACAAGAGAAGAACTCGGCACTTGAGATTGCTTATTATGAGAAAAGATCAAAGAAACATCCTAACGGAAGACTTATCATAGTAGCCAATGGCATTTTGCTACACGACGGGGAATTGCCTGTAGGAGAGTTTCCTTTTGTTAAGTTTGACGACATTCAGATAGCTGGAAAGTTTTATTCTGAGGCCATTGTAACGCATTTGCGGCCAATTCAAGACCAGTTCAATCGTTTATTGTCTAAACGTACTGACTGGATCAATAAGCTAGTGGCTGGCAAGTATATCGCAGCAAGAGGCCATGCCATAAGTCAGGAAGCATTTACAGATCAATCTGGTGAGATTTTATATTACGATCCGGTTCCTAATGCTAGTGAACCACACGCGATGCAGATTCCAATGATTCCTCAATATGCTTATGCTGAGGAAGATAAGTTAAATAATATGTTTTATGATATTGCAGGGGATTCAGACATAAGTCGGGGCATTTTACCTGCTGCTGGAATTCCTGCCATCGGTATGCAGTTACTTTTGGAACAAGACGAAACTAGAATAGGTGCGACTACTGAGCAGCATGAACACTCGCTCGCAAGACTTGGCAAATTGCTTTTAATGTATTTAGAGAAGTTTGCGAAGACCAAGAGACTTATGAAGATCGCAGATCCTAATTCAGTTTATGACGTAACCGAGTGGGATGGATCTAAGCTAAAGTCAGATCATGACGTTATTGTTAGTCGTGGGTCACTTGCTCCAGCTTCAAGGGCTACGCATAGAAATGATATTATGAATCTTTACACTTCTGGATTGCTTGGTGATCCAAATGATCCAAGCGTTAAGTCTAAGGTTCTTTCTATGTTAGAATTCGGAGAAATTAGCGCAGTATGGTCTGAACGCGCTCTTGATGAGGCTCAGATCAGAAGAACTATTAAGCAAATAGAGTCTGAAGAAATTCCTGAAGTTTACGAGTCTGACAACCATGTTCTTCATTATCAAAAGAAGAATGAATTTAGGAAGTCAGAGAAATTCGATACTTTGACGGATACTTCTAAATCAATTCTTTTGGCTAATATGGAAGAGCATTTACACTATTTGATGAAGCTAACTAGCCCACAATTTGGTTTACCTGTAGATGATTCTGAGGGGGCTAACTTGATGGCTACTGAGTCCGAGGGACAATCTGAAACTGAAGCAGCTTTAAATGATCGACTTAACGATAGAATGAACGCCGAGGGACTTACTTTGCCAGAGCCTAATGCAGGTATCCCAGAGCAAGGGGGGCAAGTATGAATTCGATGAAGGCCGCAATAATGAAGCGTAGAATGAAGAAAATGAATGGTATGGACTCCGAGGTACTAAATGGAGAGGAAGCGGAAGAGGGAAAAGAGGAGCAAGAGCAAGCGGAAAAGACTGGGCTCGCGCCAGAGAGAAAAGAATCAGAAGGTGGAGATTCTATCGAAGACTGTGAAATGGTCGTCGAAGAAAACGAAGAGCCTGGCGATGAGCTTGTTCTCGGTGAAGAAGGCGAGTCTGAAGAAATGAATCCAGATATGCCAAGCGAGGAAATGCTCCGAATGGCCGAAATGCTTTACGACAAGGATCACGCTGGAAAACCAAGTATAATGGGCCGCGCAGCAGATAGAATGAAAAAAATGATGATGCTTAAAAAGGGGAATGTATGAGCGAAGAGAGAGTTTCTACACTTAAAAGTAATTACATTAAATTGATTAGAGACAAGAGGGCTCAAAAAGCTCAAGAGGCTTATGAGCAAGACTTTGAAAAAGATATTATGAGTAGAGATGAAGAGTCTCGTAAGATGGATGAGGCTAGGCAGAAACAGGCAGATTATGAGCTTGCGGCTGAGAAAGACATAGCAATGAGAAAGGCCAATGATCTTGATGATCTTGGAGAATCTGACATTGCTGCGGTTGACGCCGTCGCAGAAAAGCAAAGAGAGAAAATGAAAAATATGCCTAAGCCTATGGATAAAAAGAAAGAAGCTCCAAAGTCTTACGAAAAGAAAAAGAGCTTTATGAAACAGGCTGAGGATGACGCTTATGAAACCTTGGTTCCTTCTAGTGAGGGCCATTGGATGGATCGTCATATAGAAAAGATGAGAGAGCAGGACAAGGGAATAAACGAAAAGCGCAAGGATATGAATAGAAGAAGAATGTTGGAACTTGAAGAGGCTAAGAAGCCAATAAGATAGGAATTTATGATTTCAATGAAAGACGCAATGATGAAGGCCATTCAAAATAGACAGAAAAGAAGTCCTTCTTCTGAGGAAATAGACTTATATGCTTCTAATCCCATCGATGTATCTCATGGAGCTTCTTTAGATCAATCTTTAGAAGATCCTGAATATGAACTTTCGGATGAGGAAGAGGAATTAAAGCGACAGAAAGCTATGGAAGCCAATGATCTTTTGGAGACAGAAGATAAAACGCCTAGATTTGGCGACCTTAGATTTCAGGAATATTTGGATAGAAAAAAGAATAAATGAACCACTCGGTCAATGGATGATCGAACAAGGCAGTCATTTGCAAGGAAGTGAACGATGAGCGAATTTTTTCAACAACCTCCAATGGGGACTGAAGGAAGCGCGACAGATCAACAGTCTGCTCAACCAAGCGGCGAACAAAACACCCAACAGGGAGAAATTCCTCTATTGGACAAGTATGAACGCTTTAAGTTTGGAGACCAAGAGTGGACGCCGGACTCGCTTAAAAAAGCGATGATGCGCCAAAGTGATTACACTAAGAAGACTCAAGCCGTAAAAGAGATTCAGAAATACTATGACAATCTCAAATTCGATTTGGATCATGTTAAGGGTAATCCTTCGTTAGCTGATAAGTTTAAAGAAGTCTACCCGAAGGACTTTTGGCCTTATCTTGACTATGTAATGCGCAAGTCTGAGGAATCAAACGAGATGGCCCAACAACAAGGGCGAGGTCAGACGGAACTTCCAAGGGAGTTACAAGAACGACTTGATCGAGTAGAGAGTTATGTTAAGGAAAAAGAGATAGAATCTTTTGACGCTCAATTGGATACTACTTTTGCAAAGCTAGCCCAAAAATATCCAGATGGTAATGAGGAAATAGTCCTTGCCCGGGCTCAGGCTATCCTTGAAGCGAATCCTAACATGAAACTAGATCAAGGCGCATGGGAACGACTTTGGAAAAAATCTCATGACGAAGTATCTGGTTTGATTAAACAAAAACAAGAAAAATTATTTAACACGCAAAAAGAGGCTAATTCCAGAGCTAAGGACATTGGATCAGGCGGCGGTACTCCTGGGTCTGCTCCAACTAGAATGAAGCTCAAAGACGTAGCTGATTTTGCAATCAACCAAATTAAAGGATAAATATTATGCCAAATTCATTTCAAGGTATTAGCTCAGGATTGGCTGAGTTAAAGAACTTTTACCAAGGTCCAATTCAAGATCAATTTAACGAAGATACTCCTATCTATCGTGGTGCCGAAAAAGGTAAGGAATCTTGGTCTGGTTACCAAGTTGTTAAGCCTATGAAGGTTCGACGAAATCAAGGTATTGGAGCGACTACTGATGGTGGAACGCTTCCAGCTATCGGTCGTCAAACTACTATCCAGGCTACTATCAGCGCAAAGTTTAATTACTTACGCTTTGGTATCACTGGTCCAATGATTAAGGCTTCTCAGAATGACAAGGGTTCATTTGTTCGCGCAGCGGCTTATGAACTTCAAGAGGGTTACAAGGATCTTCAGGCTGACCTAAATAGACAAATGTCTTGGGACGGATCTGGTGACCTTGCTCGCGTAAACACGACGCTTGTTGCTTCTACTACTCTTGTAATTAAGGGTCGTGAGGATACTGAGGAGGCTTTGAAGTTTATGGACGTTGGAACTATGTTCGACGTTTATACTTCTGGCGGCGCATTGGTTCAAGCTGGATTGACTGTTAGCTCTATCAGCTCAGGATCTCCAACTGGATCAACTGCTACTATGGTAATTACTCCAGCTTTGTCTGCTACTGCTGGCGACATTATTGTAAGAGCTGGTTCAACTGTTTCTTCTGAGGTTCAAGGTTTACTTACTCAGTTAGATGGTGGAACTTCTACAGTATTCGGAATTGACCGATCTTTATACCTTCAAACTCAAGGAAACGTAATTGATTTGAATGGAGCCCAATTGACTTTGGATAAGATGCAACAGGCTTACAATGAGTCATTACGTCGCGGCGGCGGTAAGTTATCTGCAATCTATTGTGATTTCGCTTCACAAAGAATGTATCAGAAACTTTTAACTGCTGATAAGCGATATGTGAACTCAATGAAGGGTGACGGCGGTTTTGCTAATAAAGATCAAAACTATCTTGAATTCAATGGAATTCCAGTAGTTGCTGATAAGGATTGCCCTACTCGATTCTTCTTCTTGCCTGAAAGCGTAATTAAAAAGTACGTTTTGGCTGAGATGGAATTTGCTGATGAGACTGGTTCAATGTACTTGGCTCAGACTGATGCAGATTCTTTCGAGACTCGTATCAGAATGTTCGTCAATCTTTTCAATGAAAAGGCTGCTGCTTGTTCTGTTCTAACTGACTATGTAACTCCATAATTGAGGTGAAACTAATGGACTTGGCTACTAAGTACACAATGGCTCTACAAAAACATGATGAGAAACTGTTTGCCCGAAAGGAACCAGACGGGATCATAAAAATATATGAGAAATCATATACTTATGAGACTTATGATGTTGATGGAGATACTATTCATTTCTTAGTGCCAAGTCATAGTTTTATTATGGCGGTCACTGACAATTGGTCTGTTCGGGGGAAACCCGTGGAATGGGGACTTCTCCCTTTAATTCAGAAGATCAAGTCAATTGACTGGCATAATGCTCAATCGGAACTACACAGATTAGAAGAAGAGAATGAGAAGATAAAGAAATCCAAGGAAAGAGATTTCGCCAATAAAGCGGAAGGATTCGCTTCGGACTTCAGGGATTCATTCAAAAAAACTTTTAGCGATTACAATGTCGCTTCACTTAAAAAGAAAGATAGGAGAAAAAAATGGCAATCGTAAATAGAAGTTTAGACGTTTCACAACAGAAACGAGTTGTTACAGTAAATGTATCTACTGCGGTGGCTGCATCTGCTGGAAAGACTTATAACCTTTTTCATGTTCCATGGCCTTGTACTCTAAAGAGTGCTTGGATGGCAGCTTCAGGACTTTCTGGAGCTCCTACTGTAGCTATTGACGTATTACGTTTCAACGGCGCAGGTGGAACTTCTTTAGTTCCTGGTCAGGGTGCAACTTTGACAGTTCTTGCTTATGGTGCTTCTAGTGCCACTCAAGGATTCTCAATGGCTGCTTCTGGATCTAGTTTACTAGACCTCCAAAAAGGTGACTTAGTTCAGCTTACACAGCACTTTTCAGGCGGTAACGTGGCAATTGGAGACGCTTGTGTGTCTTTAGTTGTTCAGCCTATTCAAGACATTTTGCAGCATTTCGGAGAGTAAGGTATTCTTTAATAGAGTACATTCCTTCACTTGTTCTTATGTGAATATGTCTCATGGGGTCCATAGGGGGCCCCATTTTCTTTTGACAGATCCTATAAATGTTAGTGGAATTTACCAATAGGAGAAAATCAAATGAAACGAACGCTTGCTCTAACGATGATAGTTAAGAATGAGGTCCACAATTTACCAGTCCTGTTTGAATCATTAAAGGGCTGTATTGATAAGGCTTACATTACTGACACTGGATCAACTGACGGGACTATTGAGTGGTTAAAAGAAGAGTCTGAATTTATTATAGGATGTCCTGTAGAAGTGTTTCATTTCCCTTGGATCAATGATTTTGCAGCGGCAAGAAACCATAATATTCCTCACATAAAAGAAGATTACTGGATATGGATGGACGCAGACGATTCTTTGTCAGACAAAAAAAAATTTCTTGATTGGAAAAAATCCTGCATTGGATTATTTGATTATGTAATGGCTCCATATGACTATGGCTTCGATGACGAGGGAAATGTAGCTTGTTCCTTTGGAAGAGAGAGGATTTTTCTAACTTCAAAGAACTATAGATTTCAGGACTTTCTACATGAGGGAGTAGTGCCTTTTAAAGATACAAATTCCTCTATGTCTTCCTCATGGAGAATAAAGCACAGAAGAACTAAGGAAGAGGCCAACAAAGATATTTCAAGAAACCTTGATATTTTAGAGGAAAAGCGTGGTTCATTAACGCCAAGACTTCAGTTTTACTTAGGAAAAGAATATTTCGACAATGAGAAGTTTGAAAAGTGCGAGGAGATTTTGCTCCGAGTGATTAAGTTTAAAGAGGAAGAACTTGATAAGGGAGATAGAATCTTGGCCCATCAGTATCTAGTTCACTCTTTCTTGAAAACTGG